CCCCCGCCATGCTTTGCCGTCGATCTCAATGCGGTCGTCAATACGCACTTCCGTTTCGGCTGTGGCCGCCAGCTTTTTATCGCCAGTAGTAATCAGAGAGCCATCTATTTCACGAGAGGAGTATTCAGTGACAACGCCAGTGACGGTCGCAGTGATAGCCGGTGTGGTTACCTCTTTGCCGAACGGATCGCGGGTAGTGCCGCCACCGCGGGTAAGCGGATAAGCCTTCCCGTTCTCGGTCAGCAGTCGCGTTGCGGTGTTTCGCATGCGGCGGTAGTCGATTGGCATATCACCCCCTTTCGATGCGGATCTGATTGCCGCCCACCACCAGCCCACGCAACGAGGAGTAGAGCCAGGGGAATGACGGTGCCGCCTTATTCGTACCTGGTTCGTACTGGACCGTGACTGCGCCCTCTACGCGCTCCATCGTTACCGCACCACCACCAGCGACCGACGGCGTGAGATTAATCTCCTGCGATTCGAGAGCCAGGCGGCACTGCGCATCAACCAGGCGCTGTGGGATGGTGTCATCTGGCAGGTCAACGCCGTCGAAGCGCACGCCCGCACGCGGCCAAGATAGCGGCTGTGATGCACTGGAGCGCTCGCCGCGCCATGTCTTGCCTTCCAGATAGTCCATTGCCTGCATCAGCATCTGGCTACATTCGCCATCATCCGCAGGAACGGCATATCCGCGCCCCGACGCGAACGTGCGCAGGTCAATAACGCTGGCGTAGCTGTTGAAGTCAGGCGAATGGGGATCGGCAACCAGCATGGTTATTCCTCCAGACGCCAGTCCAGCGCCATCCAGTTATCCACCTCGTCAGAGTGAACCTCAGCGCTCAGCGGGCCGCCGGGGAATTCAGGCTCATCGCGCACCATCACCACAAGCTCAACACCCTGCTGGTCCTGCTGCTGGTCCTGCTGCTGGTCCTGCTGCTGGTCCTGCTGCTGGTCCTGCTGCTGGTCCTGCTGCTGGTCCTGCTGGGCAGAAGTTTGTTCAGCGCCATTCTGCGCGGCAAGCTTTTCAGCCTCACGCTGTGCGCGCTGCTCTTTGGTCAATCCGGCCATTGGGCCTCCTGAATAACAAAGGGGCCGAAGCCCCCCCGGGTTAACCCATGATGATGGTGGAGTGTTCAGGCTGAACAGATGCCACACCCCATGCCACGCCAACCTCGTAACGCACCTGACGGTACTGGCGATACAGCGCGATCTGGAAGGTGATACCAGAAACCGGATCGGTTACGTTCATCACGTCGTCAGCGGTATCGCCGCCTTTAGGCATGGCCGGGGTACGGCAAGCCAGCAGGAATGCGTTACGGTCAAAGGCAACGTTTGGCGCGAACTCGCTCAGCACAGTGACAGTTGCCTGGTCTGCAAGATCCTGACGCAGGCCCGGCGCGCCGATGGTGATAGTTGAAGAGGTTGCCGCGACCACCATGTACTGGTTGTCATCGCCATCGAACTTCACTGCGGTGCCAGCAGCAATACCGCCAGTGCCAGCAGAGATAGCAACAATGATGTCGCCCTCTTTCTTCGCGCCGTTGACCTTGTAGCCCGCAGCAGTGCTTTTCGCGGTGCGCTTGATGTTGGAGGATTCGTGCAGGTTAAAGCCCATCACACGACCAATAATGCCTTCACGCAGCAGCTGATCGGTACCGGCTTCGTTCGCTTTGAACAGTACGGACTGTTTACCACGGATGGACGCCATCGCCTCGCCGCCCAGGACCATGCGAAGGTCAGTGGTTGGTGCGCCGTTATCAGTCAGCACCTGGCGAGCGTTCGCCGCATCAGACAGGTCGTCTTTGATGCTGAACGGGGTGTCTTTCGGCGCGCCAACTGCACGGGAAGACTTGTAAGCCAGCGCTGCCAGGTCAGCGTCCATTTCATTGCTAAGTGCGCGGAACGCCTGAGAGAACTGGTCAGCCAGGACAATGTCATAGGTGCCTGACGGCCCGATGGCAAGCTGCTCTTCACCATTCCATTTGACCGGGGCCATTTTGGATTTGGTGATTTTGACGTCCACAGTACCAATGTTCTGATCACCGTCGTTTGGCGCGGTTGCCGCCGGAGTAATATCAACGGTGGTGGTTTTTGGTGCGACCGGTGCGGTCACGGTTTGGTCTTTCGCCGCGGCATCGGCTTTGGCGTTACGGGCCACCGCCGGGATAAAGCCCACCTGCTCGCGGGATACGCGATTCAGGGCGGTGAAGATGGTTGGAATGAGGCCAGTGAGGGTGTTGGACATTCAGGTTTCCTTTCGGTTAATCAACGATGCTCGTGCCGTCGCCAATTACCGTTTGTTGTTCAACTGGCGGTAAGGCGTCGAAAGCAGCGCGTTTCATGGTTTTCTGCCCGGCCTGATGCTGCGACTGGTGAGAGCCACCGCCGCTGTTGCCGGACGCTTTGAGGATGTAGTCTTTCTGCGGATGCAACTCGACCAGGGATTCCAGTGCTTCATCGAAGCCAGCCAGTTCGCCGGGCTTGGTGCGGGAGAACACCTTGTTGCCCTGCCCGTCGTAGGCCACGACCTTGCCGTCTTCGATTTTGAAGTTCTGGCCGAAGTGGGAACGCACGAACTCAGCCGGGATCGCCATCTTCTCGGAGATAAATTTCGAACCACCGAAGCGGCCACCGATCATCTCGTCGTAGAGCTGGGTTTCGAGCTGCTTGGTCTTGCCGTTCGCTTCGTCCAGCTGCTGCTGGTAAACCTTGGTGATCTCGGCCTTAACCTGGTCAACGGCGCCAGCATCGATCAGTTTCTTCTGGTCGATTTTGGTCATCATATCCAGGGCCTCAAGCGCCTTGGTCGGGTCGGAGATGCCAGCGAATTTCGCGAGACTGGCTTCCGCCACCTCCTTCGCCTCACGGTGGGTTTTGGCTTCACCGTTCAGAGAGGTGATTTTGGTCATCGCTGCGGCTGCATCGAACGGGAACTCTTTGCCGTCATCATGGACGTACACAGGCATACCGTTTTCAACAACCACATTTCCGTTAGCATCGAGTTTGAGTTTCATTGTTTTGCTCCAGCCTTCCGGCCATTGGTTGTGGGTCATCCGACCCGGTCACCGCGTCGCATCCGCTCGGCGGCAGGCATAAAAAAAGCTGCCCGGAGGCAGCCTTGATGTTGATTAGGGTTGTGTTATTCAAACGCCGACGCATCCACGCGGCGTAGCTCGTCCAGGGTCAGGAACTCCCCGGCATCGTTGAACATCTCCGGTACCGTGATTTTGCCGTCGCGCAGTATCTGCGCCCGGGTAACACCCAGCACCTGCTCCTGTCGCGCGTATGGTTGCCGGGCGAGCCAGTCGGCATAGCTGGTATGCGCTGGCACCTGCCCGTCCATTGAGGCGCGTGTGGCGCTGCTCAGCTCGTCAGAGGGTATCTTCAGTTCTTCCCACGACCTGGTGATCAGGATTTCGCCGGAGCGGCAGCAGAAGTGAATTTTGCCGGGACCGCGCAGATACGGCACCACATGCCCCAGCGGCTTGCCATCGAGGGTGTAGAGCTTGCGGTCGCGGATGATGCACCACTGACTGGTATGCGTATCCAGCGTGGATGACCACTGCTTGGCCTTGACGATATCGCTGTTGGCTTGGGCAAACTCCTGCCGCGCCGTAGCGGCCATATGATTCACTGCGGTGCGGGTCACCACCGCCAGGTCACGCCGGGAACCATTGATCACCCCATCTTCCCGGTTAAGTTTTGGCGTGCCGGCAACGCGCCGGACAATCTGTTCTACCGTCTCGCCCTGGAGGAAACCGGAGCGCACAGCATTTGTGATTTTGTCCACCCGGTCGGCTTCAAGCTTCTGGCCCCACTCCTTCAGCAATCTCCCCTGGAACGGCTGCGCTGCTGCTGCGGCGTAGACCTGCTCGGGTGCAATGCTCTGCAGCGGAACGTGTTTCAGGATCTGCTGCGGGATGATGCTGCTGAACAGGTCCAGTTGATACCCGGCCTCATATTCAACGTAGCGCGTCAGTTCGCGTTCCAGCGCCGCGTTAACCGGTTCGTAGGCCTGCTGATTAAGTTCACGCACACCAGCCAGCAGCGATGCCAGGCGACGGGCGCTGTAGGTATCCGCCCGTTTGCCGTCCAGAAGCACCAGCAGTTTCGCGGCCAGGTCGGCGTCGAGTTTGTTTAGCAGCGTCACCATGCGCCGGGCGACGCCAGTGCCGTAGCGCGTCACATATAGGCCATGCGCTATCGTCTCATCCTGCAGGCGGTCGTTGACGGAACGAGCCATGTCACACCTCTTCTGCTGGCGGTCCGGTCAGCGAGGCCGATTCAGCCAGCAACTCATCAAGGACTTTCTCAGGGTCGGCATCAGCATCAATCAGGTTGAGCTTCTGCAGGGCTTTAATGGCATCAATACGACGGAGGTCACCACCCTGGCGCAGAGACTGAATAGCCAGCGCAGCCGGAGGGTTGAACTCATTCGACTCAACATCCAGCTCAGTACGGACATCAACGTTGCCGCCCTCTTTCTCACCGATATACTCGGCCATGATTTGCAGGATGTTGTCGATCGCATCCTCAAGGCTGGTCGCCATGGTGTAGAGCGGGGACTGTTCCTGCATTTTCTCTTCAGAGGTCTGGTCTACTGACTTCGTCGAGGTATTGTCGGTGCGCAGGAGCTTCGCGCCAGCCTGGCGCATCTGCTCCACCAGATCGGTCAGTGACTCTTTTCCAGCTCCAATGGCAGACCCGGTGTGCTCGGTATATTCCATCCCCTGCTTTTGTCGATCGGAAAAGCTGGTTGCGGAGGAGGAGCCAATAATTAATTCCTGCCCTTCCTCAAGCCCGAATACGGACAGAATGGGAACTCGAACAACATGGAGAATGTTGTCCTGCTCGCTCTGGCTCTGCCAGTGCTTGACGTTCAGCAGCGCCATGTTGAGCAGCGGCGGTGAACCGCACATAAAGCCGGTGCGCTTGGTATAGAGCGTGACCAGGGTGATATCGCGACGGGAGGTTTGCCATTCATCATGTAACGCCCAGGTGGCCTGCCCCTCTGCACCGGTAGCCTTCCGGTAAATCTGCACCTTGCTTGGGGTTAGGAGCCGGATCTGCTCGACTTTCGTCTGCCCGAAGTCATCACCATCTTCGACCACCACCTCTTTGATGCGCAGCGACGTGAGCACGACCTTGCCGCCGGTCATCTTCGACTTCCAGCCGATCACCTGGCGGGGATTCAGCATGGTGACGTACGGGCGCGCGCCGGTGGCCTTCTCATCAGCCTTGGTCTTCACCTGTTCGGGGTCAACGCGAGGATAGTCCACCAGCGCATGGGAAAGGCCATACTGCATCGCCAGGCTAAAGAACGACTGCGCCCATACATCCAGACGGGTACCTTCAAGATCCACGTCTTTTGCGAACTCACGCAACTGATCCGGCACGTTTTCGCCCAACTGGATTGGCTCAGCGAATACACGCCCGACGTTCTGGTTGATCGTCTCTTCGTAGGCAGGGAGAAGCGTGGCCACTGCCAGGCGCTTTTTGTAATCCTCTTTGTCTTCCTTCGGCCAGCGTGGCAGATATGCCTCACCCAGCCGGCGCATGTAAAGCGTGCCGCCCATCAGGGCGTCGTTAATGTCCCACGCCTGCACCATGTTCCCATAGTCCAGATTGGGTGTTGAAATATCAGGCATGGAGTTAAATCCGTAGGTTGGTAACTTTGCCGACTTTCTTCGGCGGTGAATGCAGAACGGCGTAGCGGGTAGCGTCCCAGTCGTGGTCTTCCTGCTGTGTGTCTACGTCGTCGGGATTTTTGCTGTCGCGAACGAGCACCGGCACACGGCTTATCCAGCCCCGGCAGTAGTCAAACACGTAGAATGCTGGTTTCTCAGGTGTACCCGATTCCAGCTTCTTGCCTTCAATGACGGCCTCCAGCATGTCAGCAAACAGGGCTGCGCCGTTCACGCGCGATCCCGGCTTCTTGTTGGATGGCACCCACTTAACGCCCTGCGATTCCATTTTCTGGGCAATGGAGAGTTCGTCATCGCCGGTGTTGTAGATGGCACCGTCAGCCGGGCCGGGAATAACCTTTTTGCAGATGCCGGGCATGATGTTCAGTTGCCCCTGCGTCACACCGTTGAGTTTTATTTCCTCGGGCTCTGCTAGCTCTTCACCCACCAGCCGCTTATCGACCCAGGCTACGCCCTTGGCGACGTTTGTGGACGACATGTTCAGGCCTTTGTTCAGTTCGTCCGGTGGACAGCCGTACCACTCGCCAATGAGGATCAGCGACCCGGCAGGTGGGCAGAACTGGCGCCCGTCCGGTAATTCAGCGGCAGTACCGTCGGTACGCGCCCACCAGAGGTTAGAGAACGGCTTCGATTCGCCCCAGTCATGGGAACGGTTAACCGTCCAGCTAGCCGGGATGCGGAAAGGTTTAATGACGTGATGGGAAGCATTCCAAAGGTGGTCAAAGCGCCCGCCGCTGGTGACATCCCACGAGCCCTCAACCCAAGCTTTGCGGCGGTTCGGGTCTTTGATGGCCATCAGTGTGGCAATGTACTGGGGATCCAGATACGGGTTCTCTTTAAAAGAGCCGTGAATCGCCACGCGGGTAAGCGTCACATCCTCTTCCCGCTCGGTCTGTGGATTGAACACTTTCTGCGTTTCGCGAATGATGGTGCCGCGCGGCGCAGGCTCGATGAAGCGCTTCTTCACCCAGGTATGGCCGATGCCAAACGGGTTTGTCGTACTGAACGTTTCGAGCGGGATCGGCTTCAGCTGCGACCCATCATCACGTGGATAGTTTTCCGGCCGGAACGATGAGCGCCGACAGGAAAACATCATCTCGTAGAACTCGGACGATTGCTGCTTGGTCAGTTCGTTGAAGCCAATGAACGGGAACTCCTGACCGTGATAGTCCCAGTAGTCACCTTCTTCTTTTCCGAAGCGGAACAGCAGTTCTTCGCCAGTGGGCCATACCCAGCGTAGCTCGGATGCAGACGCCAGATAGCGCGCGCCGTCGTTAAACAGGCGATACATACGCTTTGACTGGGTGATGATGTCGGTGAGGTTCTTATACTCGGTATCGAAAATGACACCGCGCCAAAAAGATCCATAGCCCAGACCAACGAGGCGACGAAAGCGTGCCAGTTGCGCGGCGGTTTTACCCGGCCCGCGCGTTCCCTCGTAGAGGATTTCGTTACACGGGCAGCTCAGGGAGAGCGATTGCGATCCCGGCAAAGGTTTCCAGACGGCTTTGTAATTCATCCACCAAGAACCTCGCTCTGCTGCTTCTGCGCTGCCGCTTCCCACTCGTCTACGTTATCGCAGGATGGGACCGGCATTATGCTGTGTGTGGCTACTACTTTCTGTTCGACCTGTTCTTTGAAGGCCTGCACGCGAACATGTTTGCCAAGTAGTTCGAGGTTCTTCACTTTGTCGGGCCATTTAACCTTTTTGAGGATGGTTTCAGATGTCTCCTCGTCGAAGTTCTGGATCGTGGTGCTGATATCCAGGCCGGTTAGCGAAATTCGCCAGGCCTTTGGCCATGAAGTGATGGGCTTAAGGCTCCCGTCATCATTCAGGATATCCAGAACGTCCATCTGGTCGATTTCAACCAAGCGCCGGAGCACATAATTCGCATCAATACCCACATCCTCGTTGCGCTTACTCTTGAGTTCGGCGATCCTTTTTTGGATGTCAAGTTTTGACAATAATTGAGCAGCTATACGGTTTGCAGTTTTGACGCTGTACCCCGCCCGAATAGCCGCTTGCGTGGCGTTTAAATCGATGAGGTACTCGCGACAGAACATTTCTTGTTTGTCGGTGAGTGCCATTATTTTTTCCTTGTAGGGATTATTTCATGAATAATTTCAATCCACTAACATACCTTGATTCATCGGCACACTTTGAGGTCATGGACAAAATTCATCAAGATGCAGCTGATAGACAGTTTGCTGTAACGGGTAATTTTGCCAATGAATTTCATCTGCGATTAACTCAATGGGTGAATAATTTCCATCGTAATCTTGAAGATGACTACGAAGTTGGTGGGCAGTTGGTTTCTTTTGGTCAAACGCAGACCTTCACATTTACTAGCATTGGTTACTGGGACCCATCATTGATATCTTTTAAAGGGCTGCGTGAAGATGGAAGTCCAATCGAACTTGTTCAGCATGTATCCCAAATAAGTGTTCTTCTCGTGAGAATGAGGCGTCACAATCTTGACGAGCCTAAACGACCTATTGGTTTTGCAAGTTGGGATGAATATGACCAGCAAGTTAGTGAGTGGGAAAAAAGCTTAGACGAAATTTAACCAATTTTTCATCATCAGGCATACCGTAAATGCGCCTGATGATGAACCTTGAAATGGAAAAAAAAGCGTTCTGACAAGCCTTTTGCTTTGGTGTCAGACCTGCCATAGTTCACTCCATTTATCCCCTACAGGGTATATTTGAGATTTATCCGCTGAAGGGGATATTCAATTTTTAGCTATTAAAAAACCGCCCGTAGGCGGTTTAGGGAAACCCATTAGTTACTTAACAAAAGTAATGCTATTCGGGTTAAGGATGATTACCTGTCCATTGTCTCGCTCAACGATGGCCTTAACTGGTGTATGGAGTTGGTTTGATTCATCGTAAGTTTCGATTGGAGCAAACTGGACGAACGTTCCCTCTTCCTTCTCGCCATGCATAGAAAATGTGCATTTACGTTTTTCATCTGCCATACAACTTCCCCTTTTTTTATTAAAGAATCATTTTTATAACAGAAATGAAATTTGTCGCTAAGATCTGAATCAACAATCTAAACATGCACATTAGTAATTTCACTATGGCATGCGAATAATTGTGACGCTAGCCGGGTGGCTATGCTTAAAGTCCAGTGGAGAGACTGTGTCAGAGCCTCAGGGATGAGGTTCTATTTGAATCTGTCTGACCATGTTGATGGATTCGTGCGGATATTCTTAATGTCCCACGCTTACGCTTGTTGTTACCTGGTATGGTGCCAGGATGTACAAGACTCTGATGCGGAGAATGCCAACTCCGGGGAAACATCAATAAAAAGAGCACATAAACTGAGACTCCTGTAGCCCTCCTTGTGAGGGCTCTTTTTTTAGCCATTATCAAGCGCCCCGGGTGAGACGCTTTGTAATGGCAATAAAAGGGCCGCCTAAGCGACCTCTTCTTTGAAAGATATGTTTATAGAAGTTTAATTTTCACGTCATAACCTTCCAGACCGGTCATCGCTTCGCGAGCAACAAACTGAATCTCAGAGACTTCTTTTCCTGTTTTTTTTCTTAATTCTGAAATTTTTTTTGCGATCAAAGCGGAAATTTCTTCTTCGGTCTTTTGTGTCAGAGCATCAACTTTCATTTGGGCCTCTTCTGGTTTACTCATATTCCCATTCTCCAGCAAGGTGATAGTTGTTAAATCACTATCTTCCACTATAAATGTCTATAAATTATAGACTAATGATGTTGTCGCTGCATACACCTACCAAACCCTGCTTTCCTCCCTGGATGGAAACCCTGATACGTTGGTCTGTGACAAAAAAAGCCCCTGCATCACTGCAAGGGCTTTGGGTATATGATGCCGGGTGCCTCCCGGAGAGTCGTTGGGATAACCACCCGTGACTCGCTGCTTCAGTCGTTCATGATGAGCGCCAGTGTAGAAGAGCCATCCGGTTAATTAGCCCCTCCGCTTAGGGGGATTCACCATAATTCGTTTACAGCATGGATATAAAAAAGCGATCAGTTATCGACATGCCAGTAAGGATTCCCGGGCGTTATTGGCGCTGAGTTCACAGATACTTTTTCACTGCGTTTGAAACTTCTTCCTGAGTAAGCTCTCGATCAGAAGCTACACAAATCTCGAGATGATCCCCCGTCAGTGAATGAATCCCGGTAAGCATTATTTTTAGGGAGACTTCATCACCGTTTGGGTAGCTTCGAACAATCGATGTTACAGGCTTAAGTACATTTGCGACCTCTACCTGCTGCGAGTTGAAGAAAACCAATACTTTTTTCATAAATTTGCCTTAGTCCCCTCTTGCGTCTGTTTTAAGGCAGATGTCGCTTTGTCTTCAGATAACCGCAAATGTCTAAGAAAGGCCACGCTACTGCGTGGCCTTTGTAAGTATTGCATTCCATTCAGTCCACCATGCTCCGGAGCCACCGGACAAAGCCATGACTAAAGGGCTTCCAATACACCTGTCAGATTGATAATCCATACAGGATGGGTTGAGTCTACATGTTAAAAAAAAATCGACACCTTCTAAAAAGGTATAGTTATGTTTGTGTCGTTTTTTAGAATATATGGACTCACTCAAACTGAGATCGCAGTGTAATCCACTACTCTCATAACGAAACGCTAGAGATGTTATTAGTAAGCTCACTTTGGAATGGCTACTGTGAGTTGCGCGACGCATCTATCTTCCTGATGCTGGCCTTATCAATGTTGCACTGCCCTAGCGCTGATAACAGGCTTACATTCAAATCCAGGCTGGTCCCATAGGTCAGCGGATCGGGAATTGCAGGTTGCGGCGTCTCAGCTATCAGGTTTGCCGGCAGCGGTACCATCGGAACCGGTACGTATACTGTCAGCGTACTTCCGCAGCCGGTCAGTAGCTGCAGCAGGCACAGGCCGACGAGCGCAATCATCATTCGCAACAGCCACTTTGATATCTGCCTGGACTCTCTGTGACTCCAGTGCGATCTGCTGTTTTGCATTCTGATTTGCCTCGGAGATGGTGTTAATAATGCTCACCGCCTGAATGACATTGGCGGTAATGGCGTTTGCAGACTCGGCTTGCTTCTCAGCTCTATCTGCCCGTATTTTTTCACGACTGGCCTTGTCGCTGTAATACCAGGCCGACCCGCACGCTCCGCCGAACAGGCACAGGATGAACACGACGATCGCAATGAGGTAATGGGATTTCATCAGAACCCCCCCGGCGCTGATGCTGGCATCCCAGGGTTAAGCGGCCCGACACCACCATTGAATAGTTGCGGCTTTTGCTGCCATTCACAGACTTCACGCTCAATCTCGCGCCGGGTGATGAGGCCCTTCCACTGCTGGCCACCAGCATACGTCCAGCGCTGCAGCTCTTTGCACGCGCCCGGAACATCGCCAGCATTCAGTTTTTTCAGCAGCGTGGAGCGACTAAACGCGCCAGCGCCCACGTTGTAGGTAAACGAGTAAAGCGCTGCCCGGGTAGGTTCAGGGATGCGGACCTTAATCAGCGGATCGATGGCTGCCGCCACCTTGCGCAGGTCGGACTGCAGCAGAGCATCGCACTCTTTGTCGGTGTAACGGTGGCCGCGGCGAACGTATGCGCCGGTATGTCCATCACATACAGTCCAGACTCCAACGACATCCTGATATGCGTAATACCGCCGCCCTTCCAGCCCGTCAGCATTACCCAGCATGACTGCGGCAATGGTTATCGCGCCCGATCCGCCCAGGATGGCCTTCACGAGCTTACTTTTCAGCGTCGGGTTCATTCTGGCTCCTGTCGCGGCGATTATCTTCGCGGATTTTGAAGTACAAATTTGTCAGGTACGTAAGAACAGCGACAACTATGCCCACCAGCACGCCGATGGCGTTCCATTGCTCAGGGCTGTATGCGTTAAGGATGCCGTTCAGCACGCTCCCCGCAGAGGCGCCGTAAGCCGCGCCGGTGGTTATTTTGTCCATTCGTGACATCTCTCACCTCCGATAGTTTCGGGGTGCTGTGCGGTGTGAAGGGATCAGGCTCTCCGGAAGAATTAACGACAAAACGAGTGATGGGTGTTTCCGGGAGCCTGAAATAGAAAAAGGCCACCAACCGGCAGCCTTGAGAATAGATATTTCCTGATGAGATGTAGATTGTGGTGCCGGGTGCCTCCCGGTGACTCGTTACCAGTTATGCGAGTCGCAAGCATATTTATAGATAACTTTAACTGGTTTGCCCCGCCGCATAGGGGGATTCACCAGTATTAAATCTAGACAAGTTTGAGCAAAGCACTAATCCGATCTTCTAAAAATCAGGTGGGGATAGCGGACCCTGTAATACTTTAGCCTCGCCGTCATGGCAGATGTCATCGCCTTGTGTGAGATGCCATACACCCGTTATGGTGCGACCCGTTTCGAGGTCTTCAGTTTCGTCGTTGGTGAAGTACGCAACCTGAACCCTGCCGTTGTGCTGTATCCAGTAGAAACCTTCTTCCATACTTACCGCCCCCTGAAAGTTCTGATAGAACTAATCCAGCCGACATTATATGACTTATTAGATACAGGCAAAGAAGATGAGGATTATGTGTGGTGCCGGGTGCCTCCCGGTGACTCTATGCTAGACCATAGAACCGCGTCATTCACCCCTCTGTCTAGTCGCCCCACCGCATAGGGGGATTCACCACTGAGACAGTCTAATGGCTTACTCTTAATAAGACTAATCTTATCTGTTTATAGTCAGGCTTCCAGGATGAACTAACGACAAGCGAGTGATGTAAGTTTCCGGGAGCCTGAAACAGAAAAAGGGTCGCATATGCGAGTCTCTATAAAATCTTTGCCACATCCCCGGAGTGGCCACGCTCATGCCCTTGAGGAGCTGTCGTTTCATCGCCGCTGATAACCGGTGCGCATCTGGCGTTCGCGCTGCTCTACCGGAGCTTGTTTTGATATACGAACCTTGACCCGTCACTACACAGGCTCGCCCACTGGCGACTCAGGGCAGCATCACGACTGCTGCATTTCCTTTCGGATGCGGTCTATCCGTTTGGCTGTAACATTTTTTCCCCTCCAGAAACGACAAAGCCCCGGCTAGATGCTGAGGCTTCATGGTCGGCCCAGGATAACAAGGCCTCACAGGCACAATTTAAAAGTATTACTGACCGGTGAGAATCATCACTGTGATGTCATTTCTGGTCAATGGAGCCGTGATGTTTGTTTCGTCAAACTCTTCAGCACGTTCAAACTTTTTATGGTTTGCGCCGTTCATAGTCGTTACTGAATTGTCGACGTGAATAAGCTGATAGTTTGGTTGGATCCCTTTCCCTGTAATGCCCAGCCTAACAGCTATAACATCCGGTCTGTCCAACATGCCTAATAACCGGGTCTTGAACTCTGCAGGTAAGGAAGAGATTTTTCCATCCCAGACATTATTGCTCATGCTTAAGCTCCTGACTTTTTTTTTATTAATTAAAAGCGGCACTGCGAAACGTACACTTAAAAAGAGTTAAGCACAAAAAAACCCGCTCGGTGGCGGGTTTCTGAACGGTGAACACGCAATGCCCATCGTTGGAACAAAATTAACACAGATTCGGGAAAAGTAAATAGCTCACGGTTGAAACGTAAGCTATTTTCGTGAGCGTTATCTTGTTATCTGCTTGAGCTGCGCTTCCGCCCAAGCTTCTTCGATATCAAACTTCGTGATCAGCTGGTCGTAAAACGGCTTAACCGACTTCTTCCATGTATCCAGGCTGATCGCATCAGTGATCTGGCTAACAGCTGCATATGCCTCAGTCGAAGGGATTCGCTCAAAACCACGCCCGCTACAACGCTTACAGGTGCCAAACACCGGTACGCCCTGCTTCTTCGTTTCTTTCTGGTTTACCGCTGTTCCGCGCCCTCGGCAGTCGCTACAGGCTGCGCTGACCCGCCCTGCGCCGTTGCACTTTTTGCAGATCACTTTTACGGTCTCTTTGACTTTCACCATTCCGGCCACGGTCATCTTGCCTTCTGGCTTACGGTATTTGTTGGTGAACACGTCAGCCTCGATAAACCCCTGCCCCGCGCAGCAATCGCACTGTTTAACGCTGGCTGCGCTGCGGGAGTAGTCCTCAAACGCGAACGTCGCCAGCTGATGCATTACCAACGGCTTAACTCCTTCGCTCAGCTTGCGCAGCGCGGCAACCTTATCGCATTTGGTCAGCGCGTATTCGGCCAGCAGCGCGATCGCCCTCTCCCTGTCGTTATGGCTGATATCCATCTTCCCGAGGAAAGCGCTGTACCCCATAGCCGCGCGTTCCTGCGTCATGCCCATGGCTGCCATGATGTCCGTACCGGTCAAGGAATCTGATGCGGTGGCGCGCGGGGAGTCGCTGATCATCGTGGACTTTGCGAAGTGGTATTTCACGGTGTTTTCGAGGTTCATACTGCGGCTCCTGCCATCAGGTAAATGCGGATAAAGTTACGAAGGATGCGATAGTCCACCAGCACCGTTCCCGGGCGGCGATAAATGCGGAGGCGCAGCCAGCGCATGCGAAGCGATTCGATCAGTTCTGGTTTCATGCTGGCTCCAGCTCGGTGATGGTTAACTCCAGTTTGCCGCCCTTGATGATCGGCATCCGCTTTACGCGGTAATCGTCTACCTGCTGGTCATCCAGCCAGAACCCGGCTTTTGTCAGCGCGTCGAATGCCGCCTTCTGCAGGTTGTCCAGGTCCCGGCGGCGGCGATCCGGCATATGGCACTCGATACGGATTTTCACCTGCTTAGCCAGGCCGATATCCAGCATTCCGTCTTTGATGATTTGGGCGACGCGGTCGCGGTAGGCGCGCCCTTCTGTGCTGATATGCGTGCGCCCGCGGTTGTGCCGGTAGTAGCGGTTATTGCTCGGCGGCCACGGCAGGCTGATTCGATACTCGCTCATACTTTTACTTTTCCCTCTTTCAGCCAGATAACCTGTGTGCGGGCCATGCCTTCCAGCGCGCACTCCTTTGCATACGCCGCATCCACTAAGCGGGTGCGGCGGTCTATTTCGTCGTGGCAGCTGCTACAGGCGATAGGGGCAATCAGGTCAGGCGGTTTGATGCCGGTACCGCACAGGCCAGCCAGGCGAATATGCGCCAGAACGGACGTTTCAGAATTGCCATTGCACACGCCAGGGATCCGTACCTGACATTCGCGGCCACGGGCTTCTTTGCATAGATTTGCCATGATCACCCCCAGACCTTTTGGCGGAAGGTCCGCGGCGTGCGTTCTTGACGCCGGGCTTCCGGTAGCCGGACGCTGACGGTCCAGGTGACGTAATCGGGGTTCAGGCTGCGCTCGACCTTCACGCCGCGCGCACGGTATGTTGCCATTAACTCTTCGGCCTGCGCCGTTGTGCATTCGGTATGTTGGAACCATGAGGATTTCATTGCCTTACCCCGCAAAGCTCATCAGCTGCGCGGCGGCGTTATCAGCCTCGCTACGGCTCTTGAACGATTTGGACAGAATCCAGCGCCACAGGACATCGAGTGCAGCCCGGTAGAGCTGCTGAAACTCGATATCGTCCATGTTGGCGAAGGCTATGCTGCGTGGATGCTTGCGAAGGGTGCCATCAGGCAACTGGATGGCGTCGTAATGCCCGGATTCGATGGTTACCCAGGCGCGATACGCGTCGAAGGACTTGCAGGCGCTGATGCTGCCAGTGCGCTTGTCGGCGATGCGTTCAAGATACTGTTCAGCAGCATCCAGAAGTGCGCCTTCGTTCCCGCCGTATGAAGCGAGGTATTTCGCATAGCCGGTCACCAGCTTGCGTTCGTTGGACGAGATGGCCCCGCCAGTTGGCTCCCAGTATTCGAAGCCGAGATTCAACAGAGCGAAGAAGCGGCGGTGGAAAGCTGGGTTACGGACTTGTTTGAAGTCGGCCACCAGCACTGCACCGAGCTTGATTTTTGATTGCAGTAATTCGCTGGTCTCCGGCGTGGCGGGGATCAGGATTCCTGAGGACTGCTTGATGAGTTGTAACTGCGCCATGGTGTTCTCCGTGGCGCATCAGGTCAACGGGTGTTCAGTCCGTTGATATCATAATATCAGAGGGTTGAACGAGGCGGTAGCCAAGGCGGCGAAGAAAGCGGGTTCCAGACGACAGATTGAAGATTCCCTCATCCTCCAGCAGCGGGCGGCAGGACACCATCCCATTTCTGGTGTATACGAGGCATCGGCTCTCAAACGGCATGGAGCCAATAAGCTTGCCGTCTGAACGTCTGATAATGTCGTACCAGTCATCCTGCTCCTGCTTTTCTTTCACATCAACCTCCTCACTTTGCTATCTACAAATACCCTCTCCCGGCGGGGAGAACTCCACTCCACAGAGCCAAAATAACAAATGGCGCAAAATTCCTAATAGGTTCCCCGGAAGAAAAATTCATTTTTTTCTTTAGCACTTAAACCATACAACAAAATACTGTATGTATAAACAGTAATTATCCGTTTGGCTTAAGTATGCACATGAAATGCATGTCTGCGCAAGCCCATTCATCTAATTGATTTTAATAAATTTTTACGCTGCTTACCTGTAAAAACTTACCGTTATTTTTAACACCTATGAGGAATAGAAAGTGCTGGGGTAAATATCTGATTGGAAAACCCTCAATCCTGCCAAACGCAGAGCAGGCCTGCGCCTGAGGGTATATTGCCGCTATGACACATCTTGTCAGGTTGGTAATTTGTTGCCGTGCTGTGTCTATTATCTAATCGATTTCATAGATCAATATCATTTCATCGATCGGTAATATCGATCATGCGATTGCGGGGGCGGCTCTTCAGACGACCAGCACAAGAAAAAGGCCTCCGAAGAGGCCCTGGCTGTCGATATGGGAATCCCCATATCGCTTGTATGGTAGGTTATGCGGCCTGCTCCCGCTGTTCGCACAACTCAGGCAGGTATGCTCTCACCATCGCCTCACCTAACGACGGGTATAATGCCCACTAAAAAAGGGGGATTGAATGAAGCTGTTACTTTTGTAAAAGTAAAAGTCGCGCCCAAGGAAGGCCAACAAAATGGTAGCTTGAGCACCACATGGAACTAAATAAAAACTATAAAAATATGAAGTTGACGATTCAAATGTTTCACTCCCTTATAAAGGTGTTTCTATGGCTACCTGCCCAAAATGTTTCAGAACTATTACCAATTACCATTGCCCTGACTGTGAAGAGAAAGAGAAATCCAAGATCAGGTTTGATTTTACTCCCAACCCCACGACATACAGACACCCATCAGCGCCGAGCAATCCGTATCAAGACTACCATCGGGGTGGGACTGTATATGGTGGGAAGAAGCCGCCAGCCACTACTGGTGAAATAATTTTCAATGTGATTGCAGCTATTGTAATTATTAGCATTTGCCTGTTTGTTGCTTATCAAGTGATGATTTCGGCTTAAAACACGCATCGCTTTTCATATAACGCCGGGTATTAGCCCGGCGTTTTCATTCTCGCCTTAAACCATTAAGCAGCCATCTCTGATTCTTCGCACAACTCCGGCAGGTTTGCACGCACCAGCGCCTCAGCGAATGGCGGAGGTACGGCATTGCCACAGCGGGCAACCTGCTTATCCTTCGCATACTTCACGCCCCGAAAGTCCTGGTCGATGATATACCACTCCGGGAAACCCTGGGCGCGGTATAGCTCTGCGGGCTGCAGCATGCGCATGCCGATATCCACGATGCGGTAGACAACGCCATCAACCGTCACCAGGCCGTCAGCATCTGCCCCGCAATACTCCCGCAGGAACGCCAGCGCCTGCGCCGCGCGCTGCTGATCATATCCTTCAGTAGCTAATGTGGTTTCGACGTTGCCTACGTGCAGTCCTCCAGCAGTAAGACCAGGCGATGGCGCGTCAACCACCCTCCCGTCCCGGCAGGTTCCGCGCAGCATCACCAGGTGCGATGTGACCAGGCCATGATGATCGGTGGTGGTGACCGTGTGGGCTGGCTCATCCAGCGCTACACCAGCGCCCTGGTAGTTCCCGCCGAAGTGCTTGACAAGATTCGCCGCCACCAGCCCAAACTTGCCGCCACCAGCGACGACCGTGCCCAGCGGCTTATGCAGGCCGGGCACGCGCGGTTCCTGCCCCGGGCGTTCGCCGTAACCCATCTGGATCAGGGTCGTCGATACCAGCTGTGATTTACCGCCGCCGCCCGCGGTGATCGTGGCGCTAGGTTCGTCTGCGCGGTGCCCGATGCTAGCACCGAACTGTCGGGCTATCAGCGGGGCCAGCTCCGCCTCAACGATGCCCAGCGCATGCCCATTTCCGCCCGGGCGCGCTGATGTGCCAGCGGTCACCGTTGGTACCGGTTCAGTAACCGGCTGCCCGGTTGCTCCGGTGCGGAACTTTGTTAGGTGCGGTACCGCGATTGCATAGCCGTGCGTTTTGGTGATGGTTTGCAGCGGCTCCGCCAGGGCCTGCCCACGGAAGCAGTCGTATTTCCCCTTCGTCGTGGTGTGGTTGCACTTCACAATAAACGGCGAGGCGCTATCAATCACGAAGCGCTGGATGCCGCGCGCGATGCGCTTAAGCGTGTTCTCTGCCAGCGGCTTTTTGCGGTCGAAGATGGACTGTGCCGGGATGGACCAGTCGATACATTCCGCCGCGGTACGCCATGGTGCCAGCTTGCCGCTCTGCACTGCTGGCGTTTTTGGATCGCCGTGGGTCGGATCCGGCCAGATGATTGGCTGCCCGTCGCAACGCATCACCATGAAAAAGCGTTTCCTGATAGTTGGCGCGCCATAGTCGCAGGCTCGCAGCTCACGGTGATCAACGGCATAGCCCAGCCCGACCACCAGCTGCTGCGCCATCTCACCATCAGCAGCAATGCCCAGGAACTCGCAGCACTCTGCCAGCGCCGGATGCGCGGCTGGTATACCGCCAGACAGCATGCCGCAGAATGCCTTGAAGGTTTCCCCGGCGCGTTCCGGGTCCGGGCGCATCCCGCCGTCAGCGGATACGATAAGCGGCCCCCACGTTTTGAACTCCTCAACGTTCTCCAGCATCATCACGCGCGGGCGCACCGCCAGCGCCCAGCGGATAACGATCCACGCCAGCGCACGAATCTCTTTTTCCACCGGCTTTGAACCTTTGGCTTTCGAGAAGTGACGGCAGTCCGGGCTGAACCACGCCAGCCCCACCGCGCGGCCAGCAGTCGCGGCGGCGGGATCCACATCAAACACTGATTCGCAGTAGTGCAGCGTATCCGGGTGGTTCGTCGTGTGCATCGCTATGGCGTTCGGGTCGTGATTGATGGCGATATCCACGCTGCGGCCGATCGCCAGCTCAATGCCCGTACTCGCCCCGCCGCCGCCGGCAAAGTTATCGACAATAATCTCTCTCATACGTATCCCTCCATGGCGGCGGCCAGCGAACGGGCAGCAGCGATAACTGACGGTACCGGCATTCCCTCCAGCCACATACGGTTGATGTGATGCTTCAGGCGGCGCTGGTGATGCGCCGGGAGATCACCGGCGGTTTCAATCTGGCCGTAAACCATGCCCACTTCGGCAGGCCATAAGGTTTCGGTAACATCCACCAGCAGCAGGCTTTCCAGCTCAGCCACCCGGCAGCAGGCGTATTGCAGTAACGGGTCCATATCACCCCTCCCCGTTGATGCGGATGCCAGCGGCTCGGATTGACGCGATAACATCATCAACTTTTAGATATTCACCATCATCTGCGCTGTGTACATACCAATCGTCATACCCATCAGCACCAGGCTGAAGACGCTGAGGAAGAGCGACCTCCCGCGCCTCCAGCTCAGCAATCCGCTTCTCTGCCTCTTCAAGTTGAGAGCGCAACTCAGGTGCTTTGTCATCGGCGTTCCGACGTAATGTTGTAACCTCATCAAACAGCGCTACCGCGATATTTCCCTGCTGTTTTGCCAAGCTCTCTGCGGCTTCCAGCTCATCCAGCAGAGCCAGCACGGTGGCCGGGTTGGCTGCGGCGATGAATTCTGCGTCACGTTTTTCTGCGGCGTTAGCCAGAATGTCCTCTTTGCCGCACAGAGGATAAGCACTCTGGGCAGTGATGCCATTGAATCTCGTTGACGCCCGGCGCCATTTCCCCTGAGTCGCCTTCTCTGCCGCTCCACGCAGCTCCTGTTTGTTGGTCATTGGGTGGCCTCCTTGCGAAGTTGGGCGGCGAACTCGATAGCATCGGCCACGCTGATATCTGCGTGCATCTCCCGGGCAAACATCTCCACGCCTTGAGCGCGTACTTCAGCCAGGAAGACGTCGGTCTCTTTGAAAGGGTTTTCAGCGTTGACATCGCGGGATACGTACATGTTCACTTCTGAAACATAATCCAGAGGTACTGAAGCGTAGAGATATTCGTCTTCCTCGTTGACAAACTCTCCGTGGTTTTCGCTGATCTCGGTGAGCAGGCGCAGCATCTGCCCGTTCTCAGCCGCCAGCGCATCCCGCTGCTTAGTCGCTTCCCGTAGCGCCAGGGTGGTGCAGTCCAGCCGCTCAGCCAGACGGGAAACAATCTTCGCCATATCGATGATCGCCGTGTCGCTGCTCATCGCCTTCGCAAACTGATGACCAACGGCCACCAGCTCTTTGTTGCTCAGTGAATCACTCATGTGATGCTCCTCGGTGCGTGTAACGTTCCATGTCAAAATCGATAACTGCCCGCTGGTCGCGGAAGACGCCGCAGCGCCCGTGGCGGATAAATTTCCCCTGCTCTACGGCAGCCCGGATATATTTCTCGGCAGTGGTGCGGTGCAGGCCGAAAATGGCGACGACATCGTTTGTCGTTGCGCGGCCATGCTTTTTCACCAGCTCGATAATCCAGGCGATGAACAGGGTGCGCTCGCGTTGAGTTTTTGGTCTTGGCATACTCACTCCCTTCTCACTTCACAGCCCGCAGGTGTGACACTTTCCCGCGATAGCTTGCCCAGTCGAAATTGACCCAGATGCCGCTGTCCATCCGAAGACGATCCACGACGCGTGCGCCGAGTGTGGCCACCAGCTCGTCGTAATTCAGGTTGCTCAGGATGCCGACCGGTCGCATCGAGGAGAGCCGACGGTCAATCACTTGGTTGATGATCACCTTCTCACCACTGGAGCCGCGCTGGATGCCAACTTCGTCCAGCACCAGGAAATCGACGTTACACAGGTCGTTAAGCAGCGCTGACTCAGACTGTCCGCCGTCGTAGCACTCGCGAACACGGAGCATCAGGTCAGGGATGGTCACCACCAGAACGGAGTGCCCGGCTGCCAGCAGGTGATTGCCGATCGCCGCCGCCAGATGATTCTTCCCGGTACCCGGTGCGCCGCTGAAAACGAAGCTTGCGAATCCGCCGCCGCCAAAGTTTTGCGCGTAGCTCTTCGCCATGCTGTAGGCCTGACGTTGTTCCGGGCCTGATACTTCGTAGTTCGCGAACGAGCAGCTGCGGTGAAGAGCCTGTATTCCGGCACGACCAAAAATCTTCTCAGACCGGGCGCGCTGGTTTTGCTTCTCGATTTGCTGACAGTGCTTACGGCCCTCTTCCTGCTGCCATGCCTGCCATTCTGCAACGCTGTTGAATTTCGGCTGCACGCTGGCCGGGATAAATTTCCGCAGGCGTTCAAGCGCGCTGCCGGTGCCAATTGCGTTTTTCATGGTTGCCCCCTGAAACCGTCTGGAATGGTTTTGCCTGGCTCAGAAATGCGATTGGGATCTCGCGCTCCAGCAGGTTTTGACCTTTGGATGCGGCTACGCGATTGCAGCAGGCTATCGGCAAACGCCATCTCCCATTGCTGCTGATGCTTTACCCGGCCATCGCACGACCAGTAATCGCGGAACTGCTGAAGTTCTTCCACGGTGTATCCCGGCTCGGTACCAAGATTCTTTCCCCAGAGCGTTGCGCGCCGAGCGAACTCAGGCTGTGGCATCCAGTCGCTGGTGATCGGGAATTTACCGATCGGTGGAAAAGCGGTAGCGCCACCATGCTGATACTCATCTGCAGGGGGAATTTCGTCAGGAGGTGAAAACGCCTCGCCCGCGTTATTCTCTCTCTCTGGTTTTATTCCTTTCCCTTCCTTTCCCTTCCCTTCCTTTCCGTCAGTGAGTTCTCCATGAGCATTCATTGAGTCCTCACTGAGTGCTTCATGAATATTCTGTGAATCAGAATTATTGTTGCCCTTGGCATTCAATGAGTTGCCGCCGTCATGGGGTGAGGGCTCAGTGAGTGATGGGGGCGAAGGAATATTGGAGTTACTCGGCCGATTAATTTTCTGGTGCTTAAGAAAGCCAGGTATCTGCAAATAGTGACTGCCATTCACTGAGTATTCAGTGAGTAGTCCATGAGTGATCAGCTCCATAATTAATGGCTCGCAGTCGATGGTGTCAGCAGGGAATACCTGCATTTTGATGCGCTTTGGCGAGCGCTCCAGGCAGCCTTTATCATCTGCAAAATTGAACAATCCGATGAACAGCAGACGTGCTGGGATAGAACACTCGACGATCTTCTCGTCAGTCCAAAACTCCGGTTTGACTGTTCTGATGCGAGCCATTTACTTCTCCCGATATTTACTTGCTTCACTTGCCCAGGCATACTTACCTCGCAATTGCTTTCCGTTTTTGCACCTGAAGGCCACTTCTGTTCGCGCAGAGTGGCTTTCGCTTTTTTAGAGCCCGTCATACCGCCCCCAGCATCGTTGTAACCATCGCCATCAATGGCGCCACAGAGTCCGGGCCGTCCAGGTAGAAACTCGCGACAATCTTTTCGCTGATCTCCTTCAGCCGAACCTGCTTTGGCGCTTTGAGCATGACAGCCTGAATAGCTTCAGCGTCCTCTTTCACCGTTTTGGCGATTCGAAGCGCAACATCATCGAGCTGCACAACGCGATCGCGATACGCCAGTGGCAATGCGGATAGAATCGCTGGCGTCAGCAGCTCGACGTTTGCCCGGTATGTCGCTGACTTCTCTTTGTTGTCTAACCAACGAAACATCTTCACGTTCCAAACGCCTGGCTGAACGTTGAGATCAATCCCTTCAAGCGCCATCTCTTCAGCCGCTTCCTTGATTTGCAACGCAACGACTAAGCGTCCCTCAGCAGCTGCCCAGGCACGTACAGCTGCGCATAAATTTCGGTGGTCAACGCTACCATCCGATGCCTCGCTGTGGTGATACTGGAATATCAGGCGCTCTGATGGCGCTCTGTTATTCTGTTGAAAAGAAAGTGTTTGCATTGTTAACGCTCCTACTTTGGTAAACCGTCAGTGGGATTTGGGTAGAGATCAGGGCGCAGTTCGTGGGGGGTTACGCCTGTAGCCTCGAACACTGGCAGCACTCGTTCGGCAGGAATACCTTTGCGGCGCCACAGTGAAACGGCCATTTTTGAAACGCCGATCAAAGCGCCAAGCGCGCTGGCTGAGCCAGATCGGAGAATTGCATTTTCAATACCAGTCATAGGACCTCCTTAAGTGAGCAAAGTAAAGCACCAATTTACCATTGAGTCAATACACGCCTGCCTATCAACTGGTAAAGCTATTGTTTACAATCCATATATGAATAAAAAAGATCCTAACCAGAGCCTTATTTCCAGGCTGACTGAATTGAACGGCAAAGGCTTCTCAAAAACAGAGATGGCCAAGGTTGCTAACGTCAGTAAGCAGGCGGTAACCGGGTGGTTTCGAACCGGTAAAATCAGCAAAGAATCAGCCTTAGCTGTTGCAGAAGCAGCTGGCGTATCGGTGCCGTGGTTACTCGGTGAGGACGTCGGAGAAAAAGACGGGCTTAAGCCGGACGAACAGCGCTTGCTGGAGCTCTACCGCCAGCTGCCGGAAGAAGAGCAACAGAACATGCTCCGCATCTTTGCGCTTCGCCTGAAGGAGTTGGATGAGTTGTACGAGAGGTACATGAAAGGGCGGATCAGGTCGCAGGGTGATTAAGGTGTTCTGATCGGCGCATAGCAGGTAAAGAGATTACTCAATTAGGCAACGATAATGAAAGCAAATGACCACCCTAAGATTTCTTTTGCATACCCAACTTTTATCAGGTCAGGAATGCTTGCTCATGGGCCTTTCATGCCTGATGTTGGCTGGAAAATTAATGATTTCCCAGCCAAATTAAGTTTTTATGTATCAGCAGGGTTGATTTTAAATAGCCGAAGAGCTTACAGCTTTACTATTGACGTGTTGCACGAGGGTGAGTCGCTTCTACCCGACGGGAGGCCCGCGATAGACAGTCAATTATTTGGAACATCTGTTTCCGATCGTGATGATTTTGTAGCAATTTCTACTGCTTACTTGGAAAACATAAATATCCATAGCGAAGGTTTGTACACTATTAGGGTAAATCTTTATTCAGGTAGGGTTGAAGATAAATTCGATGGCCTCCTGATAGACCATCATGACGCGCATTTTGTCATTGCGAAAAATTGGCTTTCTAACACCATGACTCCCCAGGAGACCGATTGATGGTTCAGGCTGTGAACATTACTACAGGGCTACCCATTGATGAACTCGAACATTATCCTCATACTATTGGGCATGGTGATGGAAACGGTGGAGGTAGCGATATGCTGCAAAGAGTTAAGGATCTTGAAAAAGATGTCCAGCAGATGAAAACCGACATTGCAGTTATGCGTTCTAACTATGCAACAAAGACAGATGTAAGCGACGCAAAGAATTCAATTATCTTATGGGTTGTTGGCGCAGTAGTTTTCGCGCAACTTATACCGGCAATACCTAAGATACTGGAAATATTCTTCCACAAATAACCCGGCCAACGCGCCGGGTTTTTTATATCCTAGCGCACCAACTCCGCTGCCAAACTACCACCTCGAACTCCCTAATCCCGACCTTAGCGTCGGGATTTTTTTGCCTTCCATCACTCAATTTCATACTCCAAATCACCATGGTAAAGCATTACTGTACTTTTTATCACTTCAATACTTGACCATTTAGTAAAGTGGTGGTTTACTAACATCACTAAGACGCACCACGAACTACCCAGGCAGGACGCCCACGAAGTAGCCGCCGACGGCATACGAATAGTCGGATGAGGTGGAGTGATTAACGCGCATCAGGTTATACGTTCTGGCAGCCGGGAAGACGGCAAGGAGTTTAGATGAAAGCTAATCCAGCAGTACCAATCAGCGGTCGCGCCGTCCCAATGCGTAATCAGCGTACCGGCGCAGCATGGCTGGTCTCTTTTAACTACAGCGAAGGCATGTATTGGCACGAACCGCAGGGAAATCTGCGCCACATCCGCCGACCGTATGCCTCACGCAATATTGAACCGCACCTGGTTCCGGCAGGGACGCACTAATGGGCACCTTATTCGCACTCGTCCTGACCATCGGCATGACCAATGGTGAATTTCAGGATGTCGTTCTTGATGTCTATGACAGCCAGCAGCAATGCGAGCTGGCCGCCATCGAGCAGAAGGTTTCTGGAGATTGCTACCCGGTAGAACGGATCGTCCGCAGTGACGAAGTGCCAGCGGAAACCACGGTTAAGTTCTGAGGAGATGATGATGCAGAAGACATGCGCGTACTGCCGCAAGCCAATCGAGTCCGGGAAAGAAGTTAAAAACGTATTGCAGTTCATCCGCGGCGCCCAGCTGGCGCGCGAACAACGTGATTACTGTTCTACACGTTGCGCTTCGTACGACCAGATGGCCCACGAAGCCTAACGTAAAACCCGCGCAAGGCGGGGTCTACGTCCGGTGCCACCGACCAAAGTTACACCGGAATTTATACCAAAACCAAAAACACACCCAATGGGCGCTATCTCTGGCCCGGGGATCTTACATCCAAAAATGAGGATCTGACATGGAATTTTTCTACCTGGTTAAGGCCACTCAGAAGTCAGGGAAGCCTGACGCTGTAGTGTGGCTCTCCGCCAACACCCAATCACGAGCTGCGTTGCAGCTGGATGTCGCGCTGGAAGATGCAGGCATCGAAACTGGCCGCGGTAAAGACTACGCCAAGCCTGTCCGCACCGATTTCCCGGTGTTCAATGACCTTCCCGAAGAAAGCACCATCGATTACACCTGGTGCGAGCGCTACACCCTGGCCGAAGACCAGCGCACCTGGAACGTGATCCCGGGTGCCGCATCTCAGAGCGAAACCACCATCGCCCTGGACAGCGCCACCAGCGATTTGGATCTCTCTGATGCGCCGGTAATACCTTTCAGCTCTACGTTGTTGGCAAACCGCACCCAGGCTGTACGCTTCGCCGTCCATATCCTGGGTGACAAATATCTTTCGGAGATCAGCCAGGAGCAGCAGATCGTCGCAAACGAATTAGCGATGGATGAGGGAAATATTTACTTCCAGAACCTGCTGCAGGCCAAAAATGATGTTCCTGATTTGAGCGAGCTGTCTGGGCATGCTGAGTGGAAATTGGTCCAGGCCATCAAAGACGTTTTCCCTCAGGACAAAGTGCACGAACCGGCGCAGATGGCCGCCTTCATGTCGAGCTGGATTAAGGCAGAAGCTGGTGATCGCAATCAGCTGGTTGAAGACTGGAAGAGTGGAAAGCTCCCGGCCAAGGATGAGCCTGATTACTGGTATGAGAATGGCCTGCGGGTCCATAAAGCCGGTGATGAGTTTACTCGTTATCCAGTATGCAAACTGCCGTTCCGTCAACAGCTGCTGGCTCAACTGACGGTGGACGAACTGCGCCATCATGTCACCCGCGGTGAACATGCGGAACTGTATGCGCTGGAAATGGATACCGACAATAGCTATGTCCAGACGCTTCTGCTTGCTGCTGAAAGCTGCGCTGAGATTAAGGCTTTCGATACCAAAGACCTGTGGCGCTATACGAATGCTATTCGAAAAGTGTTCAGCATGGATAAACGCCATGAGCTGGCTCTGCTGCTGCAGTTCACTAAAGCCTGGGTAGCCACCCCCTATATCGACCGCGGGATCCTGACGCGCGAATGGGCCGCAGGTAACCGCTTCAACCACGTGCAACGCACAGATGCAGGCACCAATGCCGACGGCGGGTATGTTACTGACCGCGGCGCAGATGCGCATCACACCCTGGACACCCTCGATCTGGAGATCGCCTGCGCCCTTCTGCCGATGGACTTCAAACATCTGGAAATCCCCGGCAGCATCCACCGCCGCGCCAAAGAGATTGTCGCGAACAAAGAAGAACCATGGAAATCATGGAGCAAAATCCTGCGCAACCAGCCAGGCGTTCTGGCTGTCAACCGCGCGGCTATTTTCAACCTGGTGCGCATCGCGCCGGAGAACATCCACCTGACGCCAGCTGCGCATCTGGAGTTCGTAAACCAGACGATGACGGCTAAATTCAATGCTGCAACTGAGTTAGTTGCCCTTAAGCCTGTTACTGACGAACCTGCGGAGAATGAGGTTGATAGTCACATTGTCGATCAGCATTTAGCTGCTGAACGCGGCGAATTCGTTAACGGCGTCAGCGACCCAGCAGATCCGAAATGGGTTAAAGAAGACCTGGCCGCCACCAGCCAGCCACAGGTCGCTAACCTCGGAGGCGGCGTGTTCTCTATCGATGGCCTGATGGATGGAAATACTGACCCGGTCATCAATACCCACTCAAACTCAGTCGAAAAAACGGAAACAGTAACGGAGACCACCAGCGATGTGCAGATGGAAGAGACTCACCCGCAGGAAGGAGAAGCTGGTGACACGTTACCACCAGACGAAAGCGCTGATGCAGCTGATCCGCAAGCAGATGCCCTGATTCCGGCTGAGGTTCTGGCCGTCGCAGCACCGAGCCTGGCTAACCAGGAACAGGCAGATGTGAACCAAAATGCGGAAAATGCGCATCAGGATGACGATTCTGCGCATCAAAACACACCAGAAGTGAATCAGATCGAGCCAGAAGCGCATCAGGCCCAACCAGAAGCCGAATACCCAGTGTACTTCGAACCGGGCCGCTATGAGGGTCTGCCGAATAACGTTTATCACGCAGCGAACGGGATCAGTTCGACCCAAGTGAAGGATGCCCGCGTCAGCCTGATGTACTTCAACGCGCGCCATGTCGCCAAGACCATCCCGCGCGAAGGTTCCAAAGTGCTGGATATAGGTAACCTGGTGCATGCGCTGGCGCTGCAGCCGGAAAACCTCGATGAGGAGTTCAGCGTGGAGCCGGTGATCCCGGAAGGGGCATTTACCACCGCGGCGACCCTGCGCGGCTTCATTGATGCGCATAACGCCAGCCTGCCAGCGCAACTGAGTGCTGACGATATCAAAGCTCTGCTGGAAGAGTACAACGCCACCCTGCCCGCGCCGGTGCCGATGGGCGGCAGCCTGGAGGAAACAGCGCAGAGCTATATGACGCTGCCAGCTGAATTCCAGCGCATCGAGGCTGACCAGAAACAGACTGCTGCCGCGATGAAAGCCTGCATTAAAGAGTACAACGCCACCCTGCGCGCGCCGGTGAAAACCAGCGGCAGCCGTGATGCGCTCCTCGAGCAGCTGGCGATCATCAACCCTGACCTGGTGGCGCAGGAAGCGCAGAAACCTGCACCACTGAAAGTGTCCGGCACCAAAGCGGAGATGATCCAGGCGGTGAAGTCCGTTAAGCCGGATGCGGTATTTGCTGACGAACTGCTCGATGCGTGGCGCGAGAACCCGGGCGACAAGATTCTGGTTACCCAGCAGCAGATGCAAACGGCGCTGGCCATTCAGAAAGCACTGCACGAACACCCGACTGCCGGCAAGCTGCTGCTGCACCCTGATCGCGCTGTTGAGACGAGCTATTTCGGTATCGATGAAGAGACCGGGCTGGAAATCCGCGTGCGCCCGGATCTGGAAATCGACATCGACGCCGTACGCATCGGGGTCGACCTGAAAACCATCAGCATGTGGAACGTGAAACAGTCCGGCCTGCGTGCCCGTCTGCACCGCGAAATCATCGACCGCGATTATCACCTCAGCGCGGCCATGTACACGAACACCGCGGCGCTGGATCAGTTCTTCTGGATTTTCGTTAACAAAGACGAGGGTTATCACTGGATCGCCATCGTTGAGGCCAGCAAAGAACTGATTGAGCTAGGCATGCTCGAGTATCGCCAGACGATGAACCGCATCGCCAACGCTTTCGACACTGGCGTGTGGCCAGCGCCGATCACCGAAGACTACACCGACGAACTGAACGACTTCGACCTGCGCCGCCTTGAAGCGCTGCGCCTGGCTTAATGGAGAGAATGACAATGCAAAACACTAACGTAACCGTTGCTGACCAGAACGCTGTGATTAACTCCAACGTGGCTCTGTTCGATTCTCAATACCTGAACGCCATCAGTACATTTGCTCAGATTATGGCTCAGGGTGCCGCGACAGTTCCCAAGCACCTGCAGGGCAATCAGGCCGACTGCATGGCTGTTGCAATGCAGGCCGCCCAATGGCAGATGAATCCCTTTGCTGTGGCGCAGAAAACCCACCTGATCAACGGTGTTCTCGGATACGAAGCTCAATTAGTTAATGCGGTAATTTCTCGCAGCGGCGTGCTGGCCAACCGCTTTGAATATGAATGGTACGGGCCATGGGAAAAAATCATTGGGAAATTCAATATCCGCAAAGGGGATAAAGGAGAGTATCGCGTACCAGGGTGGACGATGGCTGACGAAGCTGGAATTGGCATCGTTATCCGCGCAACGCTGAAAGGTGAAGACCAGCCACGTGAACTGGATTTGCTGTTAGCACAGGCACGCACCCGCAATTCAACACTATGGGCTGATGATCCGCGCCAACAGCTCGCATATCTGGCTGTGAAGCGCTGGGCGCGACTGTTCTGCCCTGACGTAATTCTCGGGGTATATACCCCTGACGAGCTTGAAGATCGCCAGGAGAAGGAGATTAACCCTGCGCCCACTCAGAAAGTCAGCCTGGCGGATATCTCCGGTGACACTGTAACAACCACCCTCAGCGCGCAAGAATCGGCCGCCAACATCGATGTTATGGCCGATGATTTCCGGGATCGCATTGAAGCTGCTGAGGATGTGGATGGTGCTAAAGCTCTCCGCGCTGACATCGAAACCGCAAAGGTGACGCTGGGTGCGGCCCTGTATACAGAACTCAAAAACAAAGCGGTGAAACGCTATTACTTGGTTGATGCGCGCAACAAGGTTGAGGCGGCGATCAACTCCTTGCCACAGCCTGGCGAACCTGGCGCAGCCGAGCGCTTCGAGGAAGCTGAACGCGTGCTGTCGTCGGCAAAGCGCCATCTTGGCGACGAACTGCACGATCAGTTCAGCATCACCCTGGCAGATATGAAACCGGAATACGTGGCCTAAGGGAGGCGGGAGGGTTCGCCCTCCCGGCAGAGAAATTATGCGATTAATCAACCGCAGCACACAGTCACCGCTGGCGCGTAAAGCCTGCGACATTGCCCTGGCGGCCCACGCAGAACGCTACGGCAATTACGGGCGCAGCCGGATGAAAGAGACGTACACGGTACGAGTTGAAGGGGTAAAGATGTGGGTGGAGGTGGTGAACCGCAAGGCGAGTTACGTGGCCACGGCGATGACCGGCATGCGCCGCCTGCGATCCTTGCCCGGGCAGATCGCCTGATATTGAAATATCAATGTTTAACAACCGGCATCTTTATAATGATGTCGGTTACCTGAGGTGAAAGATGGCACAGGTGATTTTTAACGAAGAGTGGGTGGTTGAAGCGAAGCTGTGTGAGAGAACGGGACTCTCAAAGCGGCAGGTAACCTGCTACCGCGCTCATCGCTGGATCGAAGGTATTCATTTTAAGCGTGTAACCCAGACTGAAGGAGATAACAACTCTCCGCGGGCGACACTTTGGTACAACTTCCCAAAGATAAACAGTTTCGTTCAGGAGCAGTGACGTGGCGCCAACGGGTGTTGAAATTCACAATGGCAAGATTCGGATATGGTTCATTTATCGAGGGGTTCGTTGCCGGGAAACGCTTAAAGGCTGGCTGGTGACGAACGCCAACCTCAAAAAAGCAGGCCAGCTCAGAGCGAAGATCACCAGTGATATCCAGATGGGGATATTCGATTATGGCCTGCAGTTTCCTGGCTCTAAGGCAGCAAAAAAATTCTCAACTACGTTGAGGATTAGTACCTTCCAGGAACTTTGTGATGAATACAGCGGAACCAAAGAGCTGGAAATGTCCTACGCATCAGCGCGGAACATGCATTCCATCATCAAGATATTGCTGCGAATCGTTGGTAGCGAAACCCTCATCACCGATATTCAACAGATCGACATTCTGAGATACCGGAAGGAGTTGTTGCTGGGGGATGTACGCAATGATGTTGTGCCACATCTGAATAAAACGGGCCGTGCCCCGGCTACGGTAAACGAGCAGATCCGCACGCTTTGCGCCATGTTGAAATTTGCCAAACGTAGCCACATTATTACCAACAGCCCTTTTGAAGATATTCCTTCTTTGAAACGGCCGCGGAAAGCACCGGATCCATTCACGATGGAAGAATACGAGCGATTCATTTCGGTGTTACCGGCTTCAGTTGTTAACTTATGGAAACTGGCCTTTTACGCTGGTCTTCGTCATGGGGAACTGTGCGCACTTGGATGGGATGATGTTGATCTGGTCAATGGAAAAATTCACGTCAGTCGGAATCTGAACAACTATGATCAGTTCGGGCCGCCTAAAACGTCCGCCGGAGAACGCACGATCACATTGCTGGAGCCAGCCCTCGAAGCGTTAAGAGATCAGTTCCACCTGATCGGTGCAGACCAGACGACAGAAATCACATTTAACCATCGTGCGTATGCGAGCACTGATCAGCAGCACGTACGGTTTGTGTTTCGTCCGGTAATTAAATTTGCCGTTCCGAATCCCTATTATTCAAAAAACGCGCTGGGCTATAGCTGGAAGCAGGGACTAAAAAAAGCGGGAATACGCAGCCGTGTGCCTTATCAGTCTCGACATACTTATGCGTGCTGGTTGTTGTCTGCAGGAGCGATCCCCTCTTTCATCGCCAGCCAGATGGGGCATACTGATGCCAGTATGGTGTATAAGGTTTACTCTAAATGGATGTGTGATAAAGACCGGGATCAGGTGGAGCTTTTAAACAGCAAATTAGGCTAACTGCCCCCTATATGCCCCTTTCATTCTGCAAATCCATGAATTCCTCAGCATTTTTAATAGGTTAATTAACTGTAGTATAATGGCTCGCACATTACAGTTAATGCGCAGAATATCGTTGAAAATCAATGTTTATCAATCTTTTCAATTGCTTGCTTAGCGCATGGTATTAACATTATCTCGCATTAACTGACATTTATCTGTCCCTGTTTGTGTCCCTAACATACCTTTTGCCCCCGGCATGCCCCCAGACAACCCCCTATGTGTGGCTCCTTTCAGAACTCAAATCCCCAGCTTAAAGGACCACTACCAGCTGTACAAAAACATATCCACATTCGTTTGTTTGATTCGAAAGGTGCGCACCACTTCTTACATCGAAGGCTGATTTGTGCCAGAGGCAGTTTTTCCTAATGTCAGTTCGTGCTAATTAGAGGGGAGCAGGTCAAATGCCTAATGAAGGGAGAACAGTAAAGATATAAGCCCTCCCCCAGAAATACTGCATGCTTTCGGATTGTAGCTTATAATGAGTAAGCTTCTAACGAAGTACGCGAATGGTTAAGCACCTTTTTCTGATTTTCAGAAACCGTGTTTAAGTACACGGTTTTTTTTGGAATACAATGACTATGCGTACTGATCTTCTAAAAGAACCAACAACCTTTTGATTTGTTGCAACTAAATTGAAAATTTATGCAGCTTCTACTCTTATCTGCAGGTGATGATTCCCCTTAATACGCCTCCTTAGATGGCGAAATATTTTAATGAGTCCCCTCACTGCCACAGACTTACATGTTGACAAAACATGCTCTTATTCTAGTTTTATTTAGTGGTGAATCCCCCTCAGCGGCGGGGCGACTGGTCAAAATGCAATATGCTCGCGTATCTTAGGACTGGTAAAGATACACCGGGAGGCACCCGGCACCACATTTATCTTATTCTTATACAAGGATATTTTTTCTTTAATGATTGTTTAAACATTTATTTCAAGCACTTGACACTTGGTTTAAAAAAGTAACGGGATATCCGACATCAAACACCCCGTCAAAATTTTACATCGATAATATTCTTTATCTTCCCAATGGAATATACACGACGAGTTAGAAATAAAAATCAAATAGTTTTCTTGTATTGCACACTGAAAAATAGCAAGCAAATTATTAATTTAGTAAAATCAATCTAAGACAGCCATTTTAACCATTTTTCATTTAGCCAATGGTAAAAAGCCCTCTTGCATCAGCAAACTTTGCATTGGGTTCTATAAATAAATCATTACAGTTTATCTAGGTATCATATACTTACGAACCTTTAATGATTTAAACAACTTTAAACTGATACGTCGATAACCTCGAAACTCACTAAATATAGTATATAAAACACCCCTTGTAAGAATAAAACAATCTAAGATGCTTTACCTGGCCATAAATTTCTATTTCCCTAAGCGAATTAACTATAGTTAAAGGGATAATTTAAAAGCCGGAGGATATTATGTTTAACCACTCATCTGAAAAACCTGAAAGTGAATTCACGGAAACCGTAAAGAAATACGCTTCTAAAACTGACGATGCGTTACGCAGTGGGGCTAATAACATGAAGGATAAAGTTGAATCATATCCTACAACAAGCATTCTGATTGCTGTCGGCATAGGTTTCGCGTTAGGCTTTATATCGGGAAGAAGGTGAATAAATCCGAGAAAAAACAAATAGATCAAAAAAATACAATTAGCGTATTATTTAATAATTCTTAACCGCAGAAAGGGGCTGGTTTCCGATTGGGCTTTTAAGCCACTGAGGGCTGTAGTGAGCACCGGAGACAACTTATCTATCTCACCTGTTTAGGCCATCGCCTTCTCCGTGGCTTTGGAATGAGGGAGCGGGTGGAAAGCCGAGTACCACATACGGAACATACGGCCCCGTGTGGCAGGTTTTGTACAGGATAGAACGAGGTGAAAAAGAACCGGTTGCTTTTGCAAGCAGGACAGATGAATCTCATAACAGATACGACGCTCCCAAGCCGTTGGCTGTACTAAATCATAAACATTTTTATATAGCTAACAGAGCATCAATTCAACATTTCTTAAAATCCGTACATCACATACGACTTGATATGTCCCAATTCCGCCGTGCCATCGAGCAAGTCGAGGACCTAAAAGTCTGCTCTCATAAAGTTATTCTTTAAGCTGCCGATATCTTAAAAACCTTCGCCCTGAGCGTGGGATCGATAACAAAGCCAAGGAAATTATACCCGCTCCCGTGCGGGCTTTTTTATGGGCTGCATTTACACAGGGCTTTCATCAGCGTCCGTGCTGTTGATGAAGAAGAGACCCTACCCATAACTTCTACCTCTTCCGCCGCAGCGCCCTTGATCGCTTCGCCATCATCCGTGATTAAAGCCCTCCCCATTACCCGAGCAAACTGAGTACGGCCGCCGGACAAAATCAGCAAAATCTGATTCTGTACCAGCCGGGTGCTCGGTTCGAAAACCGCGAACCCGGATGATGTTTCGAGAATTCTGCTGTCGATACCTATTCCGTAGATAATTTCTGAAGATAAACGAGGGGCTACGTAATTAGCCGCTGGAGAGGGAAATCCCATCAGTGAACTCTCCCCATGTTGCGCAGGATCCAGTAATGATTGTCGGTTCCGTCAGTTGTCTTATCCGTAAAATCTGGCTGGTAGCGCGCTATCCAATGGTTGGCGTCGGCTCGGCTGAAATGCCAATGGACCTTTGCCAACTCACGGATGAAGTCTTCTGTACGCAAACACCTGTAGCCCTTTGGGTTTTGCTGTATGGCTGCCACAAACGCGGCATGAATGTCGAGACGGCGGGGCATGGTGACCTCTCATTTGCCATTGCTGTGTATACACACAGTAGTTTTATAGAGAGTGTAGGGCAAGGTGGCTATGCCTATTGATAATTACTGCTGAACGTCCTGCTGGTTTTCGTACTCTGCTGCTTCCAGTGCTTCTTCAGCGGCCTTTCTGCGTTGATTCCAGATGCTGTCCACCGGCATCTCCACACGGACAGAGACGAACTGATCGACCGGGATGTCAACCGGGTCGCCTTCGGAAATCCCGGGGATCTCATTTCTGGCGAACGCCGGAGCATCAGGGTGCGTACGGTGAAAGGTTTTTACCAGCACTGAGCCGTCCGGGTTAACTTTATAATCCAGCCAGATAAGTGGCTGGCGGTTACGGTCTTTGGGTATATCGAACCCGCCATCAACCCCACCCCAGGCCGCATCTGAATTCAGCCCTATGCAGCCCCTTATCAGATACTCCCCTACGCCCAGTCGCTCGACTGCGCACCCCTCAGATTCTTCGTTGCAGACTGCGCGGCCGTCATGAAACAGGCGGATGACTGGCGAGGCCGCTTTTAAGGTTCCGTCGGCAGCCTGGGTCGTATTCCCTGAGTGATAGAAATTAACCCTCCACTCTTCAGACGCACCAAAGCATGCAACCCCTACAACCTTCCTGTCTCGGTTGAAGTAATTGATCATCCTGATTACTGAGAGGCCGCCTGTTGCAGCGGATGAAGCCCTGAGAACGTGCTTGAGTTCCACGCCTGAGCCACCATACCCGGTGTTCCCGTCATAATATGCGTAATGAGCGCCCTTCTCCTGAACTGACGTCGGGACAGTAACGACGGGATCACCTATTCCCAGCGTATCGCCCACCGTTATAACCTGCCCCTTCGCTGCGCCAACATCCTTTTTGGCGGCCGTGCCCAGATCCGAAATCTCCGCAGCGGTCAGAGTAATGCTGTCTTTTCTGTTTGCCATGATTTAAATCCTTACGCCCAGACGCGAGCCGGTGTTTTCGGTTTAACCACAAAGTCGTTCAGCCCGGATAAATCGAGCGAGTCATTCATGACCCGCAAATTGACGTGATAGCCGGGTTCGGTGGTGTACTTGATAACTTCGTTTTCTTCACCAGGATTGATAACTTCAGCAGGGACAGTGATAACGCCGACGATATCCAGGCTGATATTCGGGTGATAAAAGCTGCCCTGCCCCTCATCATCCACAAACCCCGCCGCGATTAACTGCGCGCACATTTCTTCGGCGTCATTAAAACGCAGATATAAGTCTCTCATTAGCGGAGTCCTTTAATTTGATTAGGAGTTAATGCGCGGTGCCATATGCGCAAATTGCGAATGTGGCCGTTAAGCACTCTTTGCCCATATGCTGTTGAACCTGCGCCCCAGCCAATAAGTATTTTATCCGGGACTGTAGGGGCGGGATTTCCGGGTGTAGGTCTCGCCGCTGTGGCTATCTCAGTAATCTCACCGTCAAGGCTTAATTTATTTTTTATAAGGTCTGTAGAAAAAACAACGTTATGAATTAAATCATCATCCATGCGCTTAACGCTTTGATTAAAATTCGCTGCCCCGTACATGCTTCTTAATTTACCTAATGCCGCTGATGACGGGTCAATATAGGTCATTACATATTCACCGCTTGAAGGGTAGAAACTTAGAATTCCTCTACGGGCAGCAGTGGATGTATCAGCAACCATCGGCCCTTTTATGTGGACCTCTGCGCTGTAAGTTAATGGGCCAAAGTAGTTTTCATTGCCTGAGCGCTGGATGGTAGGAATGTCTGCTGCTCGGGTGGCCGGGGAAGCCCCTGATATAATAAACGAGCTTGCATTCGGACCTAATTCCACTTGGGGCATTTGTAGTGCGCAGGTTTCGCCAGTTGCAACATTATTATTTACGTTACTTAAATCATAAATCAAAAACTGTGCAAAAAACTCCGCTCCTTCAACATCAGCTACATAAGTGGTTTTAATAGTTATATAGCCATCAGAACCAAGAACGGCAGAGCTAATAACTTTATCTACAGCACCGATTAACTCCCCTTGAGGGTTGTAATAACAGCCTCCTATGTAGCTCGTGCCATTCCCCACTCGTACTCGGAAGCGAAGATTTGCGGACAATTTAACACGGCACGATATAGAAAGGGTTTCACCAATAGCCAGGGCAATAACGCTGGACCTGGAGTCCAGAAGATTCATGTTAGTTTTGCCAGTAGTGGTGGTGTACTGTCCTGTCGGCGCTTTTGTATTGCCGTCAATAGCGCTAACAAGCGTTAGTGTTGAATCAACATTACTAACGCTTTTCCATTGCGAAGGATCGTTTGAATACCTGAAATAGTTAGTGCGCTGTCCCTCAATCAATAACCCCTCTTTTTCAAAGCGCGGCTCATCAATTTTAGCGGTCTGCAACACACCGGATTTGTCGATATACGTCGCTTCGGTTGGCCGGATGATGGTCGCTGATTTTGTTGTTAACTCCAGAACCTGGCCGGAAATGGTCAGCCGGTCGTAAGGCGCAAACCCAGCCAGCAGGCGCAGGTCATCATTGAGCGGTGCCCACACATCAGGGAACGGGGCTTCTTCATAGGGTACAGACGTCAGCAGCTGCGCGGCGGCCAGTGAGGCGGCGGCACTACTGGCGCTGGCCGCAGCGTTATTTTCTGAAGCCTTTGAATTGTTCTCAGAAGTTTTGGCGTTCGTCTCGGAGGTTCTGGCATTCGTTTCGCTGGTCTTGGCTGCTGAAGCGCTGCTTGCCGCAGCAGTCTTAGACGAGTTCGCGTTCGTCTCAGAGGTTTTTGCGTTTTTCTCTGATGCTGACGCTGCAGCGGCGCTGGCACCTGCCGCACCGGCCTGGGCGATCAACTTTGACCAGCTGGGACCCGTCTTTTTCGAGCCGTCTGCCAGGGTTACGGTGACGTCACCGGTGCCCGATAAAATCAGGTCCT